GGATTTGGGTTTGATAGGTTGAAGTCATAGCTTGTTTGTGTGGTTACAATAGTGTGGACGTTTGGAGGTGAGGCATTATGTAGCCTCAAACATTTCATTGATTATCTCTTCGCCACGCTTGTAGATTCTCTTGCATTCTTGTGTCATACCGTCCATGCCATATTGATTCACATAGAACCAATGTATCTCATAGAAGTCAACACAAACCTGCTCTTGATTAGAAAGTGATTGGTGAAACATGAGCATGAGAAGAATAGTGGTGGTTCAGAGAAACAATCCTAGGAGAAGTCTGTTGCCAGAGAAACAACTAGGGAGAGAAGTCTGAACTCTTACACTATGGGTGACCTTTGGAGGTGAGGCATTATGTGCGCTGGAAGTATTCGCCCATTGCTTTACTTGCAGCGATTAATTTCTCGTGGACAGTATCAATGACATCGCGGACTGATTGTTCCTCACCTAGCATAGCCATGTGATCAACCTCTGTCCAATCTGTCAGGTCGATTGTATCGTCTTGATATTGTGGAGTGCAGTAGAGTACACCTTCGCAGTCGATAGAGTAAACACAACCGTGCTCATCACATTGATACATTAGCATGATTAGTTACCATTCATGAAATCATGGATTGCTTCCAGATACTCTTCTTTGGTATCGAAAGTGCGACCGTAGATGGTCTTTGGGAACTCGCCAAGTTTGGCGGGTGCGTTAACAGGATCTCTGCCCTGTGATTTGATTTGGTTTGTGTAGCAATTAGTTGTATTCATACTATAGGGGACGTTTGGAGGTGAGGCATTATGTGCGAGTCAAATCCTCCCACACTTCTTCACCGTAGCAATCTTCAATTTCTTCTTGAAGGTCTGCAACTTCGTAGTCCTTGATATTCTCCATAATACTATCTTCGGCGAATTCAATCAAGAGCTTCATGTCCATACCTTCAACGAGCATCTCTGCGTAGGCACGTTTGATGTTGTCCAGTTGTTCTTTGTTCATAGTGTTGTTCATAATAAAAAAGAGCCGTAAGGCTCAGGAAAAGGTGAAACCGTTCTCAAAATCGACAGTCTTGAAGACTTCCTGGCCATTGACTGCGCCGACGAAGAGTCTTACATACCAGGCAAAGTCTTGTTGGAAGACTCCTTCGCCAGGGACACAAAAACTATCACAAAGTGCATTGAGACGTGATTTTGTGGTGTTTGACTGATAACCGCCATCGAAGATTGTCATCGTGTCGTCATCAACAGTGGCGATGTGATTGCCATGAAGATATACTTTGGACACGTTATCTTCAGTGATAACTGAGGTGTTGCCTGATGCCCAATTCTTGTTATGTTGGACAGCTTGGCACATTTGGTGTTCGACTTTACGCATTTGTGATTTGGTTGGTTACACTATAGGTGACGTTTGGAGGTGAGGCATTATGTGAAAAAGGATTCAAGCCCAATAGGTTCACCAAACGTGTAATCATAAGTTAACGCGTCATGGCACACATAATGTGGATGGTCTACACTTACACCAAGATTGGCACAGAGTTCTGCATGATTGTCTTCCATCATTTCCACTGCATAGATCATGTTGTCTAGCACGTGATTGAGCGGGTGATACTTCACCAATTCATCACGTAGAGCCACCAGAAAGTTACCACAACCTGCAGAGTTATCTAAGAACGTAGACGCAGGGTTCTGGAGTGTTTCTAGTGGTATCTCTGACACCATTTGTTGACATAACTCCACTGGCGTGAATACTTCACCAGTGGCGTCAATCCTATCATCAGACCTTACAATAGAAGAGCCAACTTCTTGATTATGTTTATTCTTAGTTGGCATACTGTTCTTTTACAATACTACGCAGATTATCCCAGAAGACAACATTATTGTCAACACGCCTTGCCATCTCCTTGTAACCAATGCAATGCACATTGGCCATGGCATGTTTAGGATGAACTCCTTGGCATGACGTGACAATAATGACATTCTTGCCATTATATTCTAATCCTTCGTTCATAGTCGCGTCAGCAGCGACGTTACTAATGTTGTCCTTATTTGTCAGTTGGGAGTTAGGATCGGCCTTAAACTTACACTGAATGACATTAGGTTTGCCATCAATGGTTGATATACCTCTACCATCAATTCCTCGGTCATAGTCATAGTTTGGCTCGTAATCTGCGGTATAAGTCAGAGTATGGTCGCCGTTAAAAAACTTGAAGAAGTATTCAACAAACCATTCAAATCCATCACCCATGAATGACAATGGGTCGTAAAGATCAGGGTCTTGCTGTTTACCGAGATCAACCAGTTTCTTGGTGAATGATGATAATTTGTTGTTGGTGATAAGTGAAGACAACCCTTCACAATCATAGCCAAATGTGTGTTGAAGTTGCATAATCAGAAGGGTGAAGGGATTTTAGCGAAAAGATCTTTTGTTGGATGGAAAGAAGGCATGTTCAATTTAACCAACTCTTTAATATCATCAGAGGTCAAATACTGCTGAAGTTGTTCTGCTTGTTCGTTACTATTTGTAATCAAACACATGACACTTGAGCTGATTGATGCTTCATAAGGTTTGACCATAACTCTACCCAACGATCCCCAATCAGTAGCAACGTTGATAACAACTCCGTACTGATTAGCAGCAGTGAATTCAAGTCCATTTTGAATGTGCGTGATAACAGGTTCACCATTAGTGCCACACAATTCAACCATAGGGAAGTCCCCTGAAACGATTTTATTGCGGTTGAGTTTACCCCTTACCCAACAATCTGCCAGGTTATTTTCAACTGATGCAACGTAGTTAGGGTTATCAAGTTTGATAACGCAATCAGCTGAAAGTTGTCTCTCAACAACAGTTCCGTCTTTATATGTAATTTTAGTTGGGCCAGTATAGTTCACATCCCATTCAACAATACAGGTCTCAGTGTTCTGAATAGGGAACACTTTATCATCTAGCCGTGTAATAGATTTGACGTGATTAGATGAAAACAAAGTCTTGCGAAACTTACTCTTACTGTTTGTGAAGTGCTTTGCTCTGATTATAAGTTTAACATATGAACCAATCTTAGTTGATACCTCCATGAATACATTATCTAAATCTTTTGATTTAGAGGTATTGCCTGACCTATCAGAATATGGAGGATTACCAATTACAACATCAAAATCCATATCGCATCTGTTGTAGTTGTTCATTGGTGGTGTGTAGTATTTAATACCAGAGTTATTGCAGACGCTCTGTACTGAATTATAATACTTTTCCTGTGCTGGTGTCAAATTACGATGCACATTTTCACACACAACAATGTTAGTAAAACCAGCTTCAAGCAGATGTGTTGTCAAAATAAGGAAAGAGTCAAAGACACCAATTAGAGCATCTTTGGGCACTGAAAGTGAATTGACCAGCTCAAGAGCAACCTCATCGGGAATGGGCTGTCTGCCGTCAACAGGCTTAATGCCTTCAGCATATTTACGGCGGAATACTTCACGGTAACCGCCAAGTTTAGAAAGTGTTTGTGTCATAGCATTTGTGGTTACACTATAGGGGACATTTCGAGGTGAGGCATTCTAGATCAGGCTGATTTCGTCCAATTCCTCATTAAACAATTCTTCAAGCAATGTACTATTCTGCCACTGAATGTTGTAGTCAGAGATCAACTTACTAAGCTGATCGCGGAAGAGATCTTCAACGATCTCGTCTTCTTCGCCTCTACCTGATGTCTCGTGCAGAATATCAGAGACGGGAACACCTTGAGTAAGGAGTTCATTGATAATCAAGCGAATGGTTTGTTGTGCATCATCAGTCTCATCTGCGTGTTGCACAATAGTAACGATGCCACACTTTTTACCGGGAGACTTACGAATAACACGGCCCATTGCTTGAACAGACTTGATCTTGGATGCCATGTTACGCAAGAACAGTGTACCTGTGAATGCCTTAACATCGATACCCTCACCGAGCATATCGTAGTGGAGCACAATCATCTTTTGAGTCAAGTCTTTGCCGAGTTCATCCAACTTAGTGATGAACTTAGACTTATCTGAACCAGAACAGATTTGGTCCTGGTTGATATAACCACCGTTCACACTATCAATGGTCAATACATCATAGCCTTTACCATTAGCCCACTTGAGAATAGACTTACGGATGGCTTGAATAGATTTAGTACCACGACATGCTACAAGAATCTTGTGTGCTCCAGTCTCATGATGCTGTGTCTCGTAATAATTTACCGTCTCCATAAGAGCGTCAACGTCAACACTAACCTCATCAAGATTACGTGACTGTGCGTCACTCTGAAGAAGATGGATTACAGGGCGTACGATGATACCACGGTTGACAAGATCCTTGAAGTTGACATTAACAATTTGTTCGCCATATACTGACACATTATCCATACCAGCACCAGTCTTGCTCCTTGATTGTGTAAACTTAGGAGTAGCGGTGAAGTAATAGTTATTGTCTGCAATACGTGACATACCATCAACTGCAGGGAAGTGATCACTCTCTACAGCATTATGGGCCTCGTCATAATATACAACAGAGACAGGGATCTCTGCAGATACAATACGCTCTAAGCTATCATATGTGACAAACAATACGAGAGGCAATTGTGCCTTCTGAGCAATACGATAAGTGTCGCGGATCTCGTCTACAATAGTCGTGGGAGACTTGGGCGGATTGATGCGGAACTTAAGAGCCTTACGATCACGCTGGAAGGTTTTACCTTCTGAAGAGATCTGGCGGAACATGAAGTTCACATCAGGTAAATGCTTATCAAACTCAGTGAAGAGTTGATGACACAAAAGAAGCTGGGGTGCGACAACAACGACCACATTGCCAGGTGTCAAGAACCTGCGCGAGTCAGTAATCATTGAATAAGTCTTACCACCGCCAGTTGGGCAAGATACAATTCCGCGATCATTTGTGCTGAGTGCGTCGAGAATGTCTTGCTGGTGGGGGTGAAGTTGGAACATAATAAGTTGGTTACACTTTAGATGACGTTTCAAGGTGAGGCATTATGACCTACGCCTTATCAACCACCACAATATACCACAGACTGTCAATGCAGGGATGACAACATACCAATAGGCGATGGCCAGACAGATCACAATCAAGCCCAATAAGGCCATGGGGTCCA